GTCTGTTGATAAAGCAGTTCAATACAGCCCATTGGTGTGGCATTTGGCCATTTTGTGGGTTTTATTGAGGTTGGTCAACCAGGTCAAGGTTGGAATTTTGAACTTGTTTGTGTTGTGGAGGTTTTACATCGCTAGCGTTTGGCTGGTTTTGGTTTCCTCCCCAACACAGTTTTGGTTCTTGTCTGGTTTGCTTTACAAACTACTTGACTTTGTTGCTCAACTTTTCAACCCATTGTTGTGGTTGTACATTAAATGGACTGCCACTTACTGGATGACCTGGTTCGCCAATGTGCTGGTTGAAGGTGAATTCGTGAGCCGTAAATGGGCCAGAAGAGAGGGTTTTGCTCCTGCTCGTGGCACAGGGAATGTGATTGGTGCTTTCTCTGGTTTCATGGCCCGTTTGTCCATTGTCATTTCAGACATTGGTTTGCCTTCCTACCTTCGTGGCAGTGTGGGCAGTTACAACAAAGGCACCATGGAAGACACCCTTGAAATGATGAAAGATCTTGGTTGGCCTATTAACGTTGAACTACAAAACCCTTCTCACTTTGCAGAGAGAAGTGATTACTTTTCATGGGTAGTCACTGGGACCAACTGGCAACAAGGAATCCATTCCAGGAAAATGCAGGTTGATCATTTACTTGACCCACTGCGTGTCAAGGCAGTGGAATTTCGAAGATCAGAAGAGTATGTGACTGAAGGAAATGAACTTGAGTCATTATCCCGTTATTTCAAATCTCCTTCCTTTGATTTCCCTGACCTTGAGTTAGATGATGCATGGTTCCTATTGGGTGACATATTTCGTCACTCCAGGTTAACACCTTTCAACTACATTATCAGGATGTGGGAAAAGAAACATGCTCTGGGAAGTTTTATGCGCGACCCAACACGACCTTGGAAGAAGCATTCGAGGAAAGATTTCATTAATTCAATAGGCTTTAAGGCCTTTAAGGAATTGTGGAGATCCACCTTTGAAAAAGCTCCTCTCATGACCCCTGTGGCTCATGTTTCAGTGAAAGGTGAAGCTTTGCCGCCTAGAAAATGGATGTTTGACAAGGTGCGCACTGTCATTGGTGTGCCCATTGGCAATTACATAATGTCAACCATATGGAACTATCAACCCAATCACAATTTTAAATGGCGTGAGACTCCTATCAAGGTGGGAATGCCTTTGAATGGGTATTGGATGAATAGAACATATGAGGCACACAACAGATGTCAACACCATTTTGCAGGAGACATGAAAGAGTTTGATTCCACTTTGACAGGTGGTGTCCTGGACATGATCAAAGCCATTCGAAAGAAAGGGTTTGAAGACCACAAAGATCGAGACAGGATAGCCGCGTTGATTGACGTGAACTATGATCAAGTGTCCAAGCAATTGTTGAACACCACATCCACTGGAGATGTGTATAATGATGGAACTGGCTTGACTACTGGTCATACTTCCACGTCCATGGACAATTCCATTGCCACTGTGGTTTTGTATTTGATGGCATGGAAGCAGCTTACTGGTCTTTCTGCCAAAGAATTCAAACATTACAATGAATTGTCTTGTTATGGGGATGACCATGTACTATCGTACTTGGCCACCAAGCCTGCTTCTTGGACTTTTGGCAACATTCAACATGTCATGGCTGGGTTCAACGTGACCATGTTGCTTGAAGCTTCTGGCAAGCTGAGCAACATTCCATTTCTTAGCAAGAAAGTGAGGTTTCCTAATGCTAGAGACCTCAAGGACTTCAAGACAGCAGGGCTGAAAGAAGTCACTCCTACGTTTGCTGTGTCACATGATCGGGAACGGCTGCTTGGGAAAGTCACAGCTTCTGTTAAGACGATGGATCCAGTGTATCGTTATAAGCGATTATTGAGCTATTTGTCCTTGACTGCCCACCATCCTGACATCTATCAACAGTTGTCTAAGATTATGAAGAACACCGGGTCTCTAAAGAGGGCAGCCAGCAGTATGAAAATGCCGGTGCCTTCCTATGAGAAGGTGCTTCGTGACTGGTACAAACCTGATGCCAGGTTTGTTGTGAATGACATTGATGATGACTTTGATGAGCTGAAACCAGACAACAATATCATATCCTATGGCACTGTGTCATTGTGGGACAGTTTGATGGGAGGTTTTGCGCTCATTCCTGACATGGTTAATCCAACACTGTTCAATTTTGGCCATGTTAGAGCCCTACAAAGTCAAATGGCAAGAGTCACCTCCTGGCCAATGGACTTGAT